CAACAGATTCGGTGATACAAGCCGAGGCCTTCCTTATGGGGACGCCTCGACTCGTGTTACCGAGTTTTTTGTTTATAGCGGAAAGGATATTATATAATGCCAGGACGTAGAGGAATAAACTATATACCTATAGGTAACCAAAAAGTTATAGAGATTGGCCCCGGGCTATCTCTAAGCTCCACCTATGGTGGCGGATACCGTGGTAATGCAACAGAAACATTTTTATTAGAAGCCAGTGCTAGTGGTACTACTACTAATGTATTATCTAAGCCAAGCGTTAACCAGATACAAAGTACAGTCAATGGTGTAGCTAGTGCAGTTGTACCAATCATTCAAACTAATGTTGTAACAGTAGCTACTACAGGTATATCTACAACTGTGAATGGTGTTACGTCTAACGTAGCCCCCATATTCTCTAACGTAGCCCCTATAGCTGATAACGAAGCTGATACTGCCATAAGAACAGGAACACCTGGAGTTGCAGTATTGGCCGCAAGAGCAGACCATAATCACCCTATTAGAAGACAAGTAGCGCCAGCTCGGCCAACCATAACAATTGGTGGTACTGGGTTTGTTTTAGTGAACACTAGCCTTAATGCTACAGTTACTGATGAAGAGAGTGTTACATTCTTTATGACTTTGCAAGTTACACAAACTGCTGTTAACTCTTGGAACTTCTTTACAGTACCTAATATTGCTGGGTTCCAAAGACCAGAGGTAGTGCCGACAGGTTCTTATAGGTACACTGGCAACCCGACCAATGATACTACTGCCCCTATAGATCAGACTATGGTGAATGCACCTAGCATGAATATGGAGTGGAGCTACTACTTTAACGGTACTGGGTATCTTAATGTGCCTAATAGAACTCAGGCTACTGGGTACTATATATCATTTAAAGTTAAATACACTAGGGTATAAGGAGATAATATGGAAGTAAAAGTCATTACAACAATTAGTGAAGCAAAGAAACTGGTATTTGGGGAGCAGTACGTCATTCAGCCTAAGGGGTTAGACTACCAGAATCCAGAGAGCTTAATTAAACTAGCACCTGAGATTGAAAAGCTACAGAATGCAGTTGAAGAATCAATTAAAAAGAAAATTAAAAAGGCGAAGTAATATGAACGAAAGCTACGTTATACAAGGTCTAGCAGCTGCAGGTAGCTTTTTAATAACACTATTTGCTATTTTTAAGTATGTAATAAATAAGACTACTAAGATAACAGAAGATAGCCACAGAACTATACAGGCCCTATCGGAACGGCACACTGCTAGTATGAGTGATATTGTTAAAGAGGGCCATAAATCTCAAGAAAAAGTTGCTGTATCACAGGAGAGGGTAGCTGGTGCAATAGATTCACTTAATGTAACATTGCAGACTCAGATATCTAATACACCAACTAAAGCAGATGTTGAACTTTTAAAAGCCCATTTTGATAATAGGCATGACAAGATTGAATCTAAAATAGATACAATTATTGGCAATAGCGCCACTACTAAATAATTGTTATAATATCAACATGAAAGATGTTGATATATCTGACTTGATTAGCATTATTAAAAACCAGAATAGACTCATAAAATATTATTCAATTTCATGGTTCTTGAGCGGTATGATGATTAGTATAATCGGTTTAGGTATACTAGCTTTTATATTTGGGAACAAATAAATACAAACTAGGAGGGTAGTGTGGAAAATCAAAATGGTGACCAGTCGGATATCAGGTGCAAGTTCATCAATGCCAAAACTGGCCAAACATGCAATGCATACTTAGGCTCAGTAGGCCCATGTGCAATAGTAAAGTTCAGGAGATGCATAAAGTGCCACAACATTACAGAGTATAGGCGTATTGATACTGATGCTGATAAACTTCTACAATTTAAGTTTGTTGACATGATTAACAAAAAAGATATATAATACCAATAAGAACAATTAGATAAATAGTAAATCAATAGGTTCGAAGTAAATTTAATAAGGAGTTTTTGCAATGTCAAAAACAGAAGAATTACTTCGTGCTAATTTTGATGGCGATGTAAAACAAATAGAATCTTCAGAAAAGCTAGGTATAAAAGCCGTAGTATCTTCACTATCTATTGACCGTGAAGGTGAAGTTGTAGACATAAGCACTGCTGAGTTCAGGAGAACAAAAACTGGTGAATTAGATGTCCCGGTTTTGCTAGACCATAACTATGGTACTCGTGAAATTATAGGTAAGGTTACTGCATACGATTATTCACTAGATGGTGAGCTGATATTTGACATGGAGTTCGCTTCATTTAAAAAAGATGCTGTTGAAACTTATATGTTACTAGCTGGAGGTTACTTAAAGAATGCATTCTCAATTGGCTTTTTTAGCAATAGAGATGGCAGTGTTCTAAGGAACCCACTAATCCATGAGGTATCTGTAGTTGTTTTACCTGCTAATCAGGACGCTAGAGTTATAGATGTCCTTAAAGAACTTAGCACGGTTAGTGAAGTTGTAGAGGCTACTAAGTCTCTCAGAAAGGACATTATAGTGGCTGACGTTACTAAAGATGTTGCCGATGAGGCAAAAGAAGAGATCGCTGCTAGTGAAGTTGTAACAGAAGATGCTGCAACTGAGCAAGTGGTAGAACAAACAGTTGAAGCTGATATTAAAGAAGTTGAAACTGTAGAAGAAGTGGCTGAGGAAGCTGAAATTAAAGAAACTAAAGAGGAGAAATCAATGAGTGATTTTACAAAAGAAGATGTTAAAGCTATGCTTAGCGAAGCTCTTGCTGACCAAGCTAAAGCTTTAGAAGTTGCTAACATTAAATCAGCACGTGCTGATGATGAAGCTGAAGTTGAAAAAGTAGAAGTTAAAGAAAAGTTTGACTATAAGCTACACACTATTAAAACAGTTCTAGCCTTAAAAAATGGTCAGAAATCTGAATTAACCAACTTAAACAAAGTTTCTGCTACAACCTGGTCTGAAGCTGACCACGCTGTAAAAGATGTTATCACCGGTGTTGACATGGGTAACGATGCCCTAATCTGTTACGATGTATATCGTGATATCCAAGCCTGTGAAGCTGAAGTTGGTGCATTAGCTAACCTAGTTACTAGAGTGCAGTTAACTCGTGGCGATGGCATGAAATTCCCATCTAAGAGTGGCATTCTTAACCTAACAGCTATTGAAAACTGTGCTAGAAAACCTGAGGCTGGTAAAGTTACTATCACTGCTGAGCAAGTTAGACTATCTAAGTTTGCTGGTGTTAGTATCTGGTGTGATATTGACGCTGAAGACAATGTTGTTGGTTACTACCAATTACTATTAAATGAGCTTGTTAGAGCTGATTTAAGGAACATTGACGAAGTTGTATTAAGCTACGATGGTGATCGTGGTACTGGTGCTAACCCAGAATACGCAAGTGGTATTCTAGTTAACCCTGATGTTAACACTGTTGCTGTAAACTACGCTGACATCGCTACTGGCGTTCTTGACGCTGAATGTGGCACTGACTGCCCACTAGATAGAGCTATCCTAGTTATGAATAAGTGTACTTACAGTGAATTACTAAAGATCTGGAACACTAGCTGTAACAGTTCTTGCGCTAGCACTGCTAACCAAACTGACTTTGGTGGTGTTAAATTCCGTGAGATCTTCGGCTACCCAGTAGTAATTGTTAACTCTAAAGACAGAAATGGTGACTACTTTGTGCCAACTGGAACTGTTATAATGGGTGACTTCTCACAGTACGTATTGATGGAAAAGGGTTCATTTAATATTGACCAGAGCAACCACACTGTTGAACTTGATAACGGTGACATCGTTTACACATGGCAATATGATATGACCGCTGTCCGTGCTTATGTAAGGCGTGGTGGTTATCTATTAAACCCACAAGCATTTACTATTTTTCAATGTAGCTAATTAAAAAGAACTGGAGCGCACTCATGATAGAAATTACACAAGAGAACATCGAGAAACTGCTATGTACTCAGCTACCTGAGTGCGCTACTGGTAACTTTGAATTTTACTTTGATATAGTAAAAGCACAACTGACGAGTATGTTAGGCTATGATATATTCGCCTTACAAGAAAGCGGTGGCTCTATTCAATTAGAATATGAACCTGAATCTGAGATACTCAGATTGCCACCATTTTCTAGTATCAACTCAATAGAACAGGTATCTTGCGACCATACTGAAGACATAAATAACGGTTGTACGTTTATTCCAGTTACAAGCCATATGGTTTACACTGCTGAATGTTACGAGAGGTTACAACATTGTCCAGATGGGTGCGGTTGCAAAATTAACTTCTGTGGTTGCAAGAGCTGTTTGAGGATAGAGATCAATGCTGAGTGGTGTATACCAACAGACTTTCTTATTGCTATAACTGAGCTTATGCGTGGCAACTGTGGGGCCAACGTTCGCTCTAAGAGCATAGAAGGGATGAGTGTTACTTACTTTGAACAAAAATCTATTGAGTCTACATTAGCTAATTTCATTAGTAGATATTCAATAGGTGGTATACATGTTATTTGATGCCTGGTGCTGTAAACATGATATTACATTTATTGAAGCTGAGCGTTGTGCTACTGGTGATGAGATTGAAAAACAACGCTGGGACTTTAAAGGTCTATTTAAATATAGTAGTGGGTTACTAACAACTCAGAACTTTGAAGAGGCAACATCTGATGCAATTGTATATATACCAGCTAGCGCTGATTTTATAGCTACATTTGGCACTAGATTTGTTGGCCACTATATTGAATATAATGGCGAGGGTTTTAGAGTTGAGAGAATGGTTGTTGGTGAAGACCTAGATTGTTGTAGAATTGAGTTTTATAAACTATTTCTACGTAGGGGGTGCTTAGTATGTTAATTAGCGTCAAGATAAACAATAATCTTCCTAAGTGGAGCGGTGATACTAATAGACAGCTTGGCATATCACTTACTAGAGTTCTAACAGATATAGATAGAATCAGTAAGGATTTATCGCCAAAAGATACTAGAGCGCTTGCTAACTCAACTAGAATAGATTTAAAGTCTACATCTAGCGGAGAGGTTAGCGTAAACGTACCCTATGCAAAACGTAGGCATTACGAGAACCGTAAGAACCCACAAACACTAGGTTACTTAAAAAAGGCCGGTGACTATGCTGGCAAGAATGGTGCGAGGTACTTTAGATGATAGCTTACCATGTTATGCAATACTTACATGATAATGGTTTTGCAACACTAGGCCAGAATTTATGGTACGGTGAAAGCCCATTAATTGACCAGTCTGGGGCTGAAGGTATAGTGGTGGTAGAACGTGGCGGTGGTGAATATAATAACTGTAAAAACCTTACAGAGTTTATAGACATTAAAGCTAGATTTTGCTCACCAGATGATGCTCATGATATTTTGTATCGCATAGGCGAACATCTGCAGAATACAAAATGCATAGCATTACCAGACGTTACAGACGGTTGTTGCCGAACACCAGACTTATTTAACCAGTATAGCTTTGAACAAGTCCGCTTTATAACAGATAGCACCTACCAATCTTTAGGTAAAGACTCAGAGGGTAAGTGGCTAGCGTTATGGGGTTTTGAAATTAAATATAATAAGGAGGAGAGATAATGAGTCCTAAAATATTGCCAGACGGCCAATATAAAATTTGCTACTTAGGAACTGAGTGGGCTGAATGTTTCTTTAAGGGCGGCTCAATTGAATTTGATGCTGATGATAAAGAAGTTACAGCTAACTGTGGTGTAGTAAAAGCATATCAGAAGTTAAAGAAGGTTACTTTTAAAGTTACTTTCATGAGCTGGGATTGTGAAGATATTAAATTAATACTTCCACATCTAGCTAACCCTGCACTAAGCGAAGGTATCGTATTTACAAGTTCTACCTGTTCTCAGGCTGAAACTGTTGGTGAATTAGTTATTGAGCTAACATGTGCTGATGGCCCTTGCCAATATATTGTTATCCCACGTGCAAACGTTGAGATGGATCTTGGTGAGAGCATTGAGCTTGGTGAAGATGCCGATCAGGTATCAGTATCACTATTGTTCACTGGTTACGTATCAGACGCTGTTTCAAGCATCCCTGGTGCATTCATTAGTCTTGGAGCGCCTGCTGGCATGACAAGCTACGATTGTGCTACACAAACTTGGAGCTAATATAGGTTCATGGTTATCCACATGCTAATAACTTGTGGATAACCTAACTTATTGTTACAATAATCTAGGAGGGTATCATGAAGAAAACTTTTAATTTCGAAGACAGTAAAAACCAAAATGAAATAGAGATTGTAAAAGGTGAAAAAGTACATAGATTTGTTATAAAAGACATGTATTTAAAAGACCAGCTGCAGTTTGCATCTATAAAGAAAATGGAAGAAGACGAGCAATTGGAATTTATTATTGGCTTCCTAGATGACAAACTTAATGGCGATTCTAAGTTCAGTGAACTTGACATAAAAGCAGATGAAGCCATGAAGATTTTAGATTATGTAATAATGATTGTTAGCGGCAAATCAGAAGAAGAATATGAGCAAGCTAAGAAATTAGCATCACAGCTCCAAACGGCTAGACCTGTTCAGTCTACTAGTATGTTAGAACGTGCTAAGGCGACTCAAAATGAGCAATCTAAGTGATAAACTAGAACGCGAATTATATGAGTTATACGGTAGATTAGCGTTCCATTTCAGTATAGATGTTCTTAAATATGTTAGGGAGGATGAGTCTCAATATCTAACTCCTAAACAAATAACATATATGCTAGATGGTGCTAGACTTGAAAGAGCCATTGAGAAGGTTCACATAGCTGAAGGAGTTGGGGTTGTTAATAGCAAGAACCCTAAATCAGAATTTAAGAAGTTAGTGAGGTCTTTAGATGGCAACAGAAGTAGGTAGTATTGTTTATAGAGTTGACCTTGATAAAAAGGGGTTTGAGAGTGGTGTCAATTCTGTAAATAATTCATTAAAGAGTATGGATAGCAGTGCGGGAGCCAGCACATTGTCATTAGGTAAACTAACAGGGGCTTTTGCACTTGGACAATTAGCAGCAGATGGCATAAAGAGTGCGATATCTTCTGTTTCTGGTATATTTAGGTCTGCTTTTACTGATTTAGCTGGCATACAAAATACAAAATCAAGCTTTGAAGTTCTAACAGGTTCAGTAGAGAAAGCTGATAAAGTCTACCGTGATTTAGCAGAATATGCTAAAGCTACACCATTCGAAACTGGTGATTTAGCGGCAGCCACAAAAACCCTGTTAGGATACGGGTCAACCTCAGAGGGTGTTGGCAAACAAATTAGACAAATAGGCGATATAGCAGGTGCAACTGGTGGCGATATATCACAACTATCATTAGTGTTTGGTCAGATACAAGCTAAAGGTAAACTAACAGGTGAAGAATTTAGACAGTTGAACCAATCTGGTGCTGCTTTTGGTGATGTTATAGCTAAAGAATTAAATATACCACTTAGTGAACTAGACTCACAAATAGCAGCTGGTAATGTTAGTTTTGATGAGTTTTCAAGTGTAGTCGCCAAAGCTACATCAGAAGGTGGTAAATTCTTTGGTGGCGCAGATAAATTATCGCAAACATTAAGTGGTAGAATAAGCACATTGAAAGATGAGGTTGTATCATTGGTTGGGTCATTATCTGGAGTTGATTTTAGCACCGGTGTGATAGCTGCTGGTGGTCTTTTTGATACTATTAGTAAAAGCATAAAACAAATTACTGATTTGCTTGGTACGATAGACCTAAGTAGTTTCGGGCAATCTATTGGGCAAGCATTCTCTACTAGCATAACAGCTATTGGCCCATTAATAGCCCCAACAATAACACTACTGGCGCAGTCATTTTCTACAATAGGCTCTATAATAGCTAGTTTTTTGCAAGCTGCTGGGCCGGGTATACAATCTCTTATTAGTGGTTTAACTGGCGCATTACAAGCTGCTGGTCCAGGTTTAGCGGCATTCTTTTCATCATTTGGTGGGGCTATAAGTTCTCTATTATCAGCCATAGGGCCTGTTCTGCCAGTAATTGGTAAGGCTTTTGGTGATATATTGGCAGCTATATCTCCGCTATTGCCAATTCTCGGTAATATAGCAGCGTCACTAATTACATCTTTTGCACCTTTTATACCAATAATTTCGCAAGTTGTAGTAATACTCGCTGGTGGACTAGTTTCAATATTCCAAAAATTAGAACCAGTTATATCTAAAGTTGGTGATGTTCTCGCGAAAGCTTTTATAGACGTATTGAACGCTCTACTACCAGTGTTACCAACATTAGTAGATGCATTTGTGCAGTTAGTTATAGCTATTTTACCTCTTATACCAGCCCTAGTAAGTCTATTACCACCATTAGTACAATTAGTTCTAGCAATATTGCCGCCATTTATAGCGTTGATTAACTTTCTGGTGCCAATAATAACAGATCTAGCAACAATTATAATAAATGTTGTTGTGTTTGCTGTAACATTATTTATAGCAGTTCTCAATGGAGCTATAACTATCATAGGTACTGTAATCAATGTTATAGGAGCGTTCTTCACATTCCTATTCAACACATTTACTGCTATATACAACACTATTAACTCTATCCTAACCGCAGTCTGGAACTTTATTGTTAACGTATTCAATAGTGTTAAAGATTTCATTGTTAATGTATTCAATAGCATAAAAGACTGGATTGTAGCTAGGTTTAATGAGATTTGGAGCTTTATATCAAATATTGTGCAGTCGATCTGGAATACAATAGTAGACACATTCAACTCATTAAAAGATACTGTCAGTAATATATTTACTAATGTTGTGAACGCTATAAAAAATGCGTTCTCAGGGGCTAAAGACTTCCTATATAATATAGGGCAGGATATAATAAATGGGTTGATAAATGGCATTAAGAATATAGCTGGCAATGTACAGAATATAGTAGGCGACATAGCCAATGGCATTAAAGATAAATTTAAGAGTGCGTTAGGCATAAACTCACCATCTAAAGTGTTTTTGGGATATGGTCAAAACATTGTTCAAGGTTTAGCAAACGGTGTCAAAAACCTATCTAGCGTTGTTGATTATGAAGTTGCTAA